TCAAGGCTACCTACGATCCCTTTGAGGGATTTCACCTGACCTATCACACCATCCATAATATACTTTAGTGTCAGAAACATAAAGAAACCACCTATTAAGGCAGATGCAATAGGAAACCCCAATTCTGAAATGAGGGTTAGTATATCCATGTTGTTATTTATACAAGTTGAAGTTTTAAACGTAAATTTTATTAAAAAAAATCGACTGAGTAGTCGATTTAGAGGGGATTAATCGTCAAACCACACTTTGTCTACATCGAGACCCTTGATCTTAGATGCTTTCTTCTTATCAACGTGGGTAACAGGTCGATTGAACTTCTCCATGTTCTTTGCTACAGGGTTCTTATTACTACCTTTCTTGGTTGTTTTGGTTTTCACTATAAGACTCCATATCTGAACGAATCTCTTCGTACTGTTGATAAGCGATCTCTTTTGCGAAATCGAACAGTTCTGTATCAGCAAACTCCATTGCCAGTGCATCCGTTACGACATCAAAACTTTGAAAGGCGTTGTTCTCAACGACCTCTTGTACTTGTAAAACAAACGTTCCCATCTTGCTCATACGTCCTCCTCCATATTAAGTTTTATTGCACCGTGTAACGCTACAGGAACACCAAGCAACGCAACAAAAAACTCGACCAAAGGGAACGAGGCATCCATGTTAGTCTCCATTCCACCAACACCAAACATCATCATCAAACCACCAACTATTAAATACACCATAACAAACTCTCTTCTCATTATCAATACAAGTATTATATCAGATTATGCATCACTTGTCAAGCGTTATTTCTTGGTATCTAAGAACTTTATGAATAAAAGGTATGGAACATCGATCAAACCAAACCTAGATAGACTGGGGTTATCATGGTGGTTCTTGTGGTATAGTTCACCACTGTATAATAGTCCCAACCACGGTCTATTAGCAGGACTTCTATTTGGGTGACCTACAATATTGAGAGTGACTTGGAAGATGTATGCAACAGCAATAGTCGATAACCATAGTTCACCAATACCAATCACAAACATCAATGCCCCAAAGAGGATCGCAATTTCCCAATAGTATTTTAATTGGTAAAGGTACAGTAGGTCACGGAACATCCATCGAGGCCAACCATGTTTCGAGGGGGCAATGTTGAACGCCATGAAGTTATCCCAGACACTATGCACATTACCATGTGGGTCTTTCTCGGTATCGGTGTATCTGTGGTGATTTTTGTGAACAGATGCCCATCCCATATTCGGTATCAACACGAATCCGGCACACAGGAAAACACTGAGAACTTCAACGAACCTTGACGGTTGCCAACTCTTATGTGCACAGTATCGATGTTGGAAAGCAGAGACTAGATATCCGACAAAAGTATGAGCACCGACAAACCAGACTAAGAACTCGACAACTGATAATGTCGGCACCCACAACACAGTAAAGAGTACACACGTTATATAAAATATTGTATGTACGTACCCACTGTTTTTACCTAGATATTCAGTTATCATTCTACCTCCAGAACTAGTGACGAAGACCTTCCACTAAATGCGAACGAGTTCTTCACAGCAATTTTACTTGTCAATCGATGCTTGTATTTATAAACAAACTCATGGTCACACTCATCTATATTAAAGTTCTTCGGTATAACCCCGTTATAGAGACACAACAGACTATAGATTGTTTCATTGATACCACTGGCCGCAAGAGAGTGTCCAATCTTTGACTTGAAACTAATCACCGGAACTTTGGGTAAGACTTCCTGAATCGCATTGTACTCTAGGTCATCTCCCATTGGTGTTGATGTACCATGTGCGTTAACAAAGGCAACATCTCCAACTATATTCTGGGTGACAGATGTCATAGACGCAATTGATCCCGTACTGTTTGGGTCTGGTGCAGTAGGTGTACCAAGTGCACCATCTGAATGGTGAGACACGGTGTTAATGTACCCAATGATGTTTGCACCACGTAACCGTGCTTCAGACTCTTTCTCTAATAACAAGGCACCCGCACCCTCACCCATGACGAACCCATCACGTTTCTTATCAAAGGGTTTTGACGCAGTGCCAAGCGCACCCAACTGACTGAAGATGAACATATTATCATCCATAGCAGGATTATCTGTCCCACCAACAATAACAAACCTATGTGTGTCCAGTAGGTGTATTGCATAATCAATAGAGTACAGTCCAGTCGCACAAGCGGCATCCATACTGACACACGCACCACGGAAGTCGAATGTCTGACTGATTACCCCTGCGGAGAAGTCCCTCAGATACTGTACAGCAGTTCGGGGGGATAGTCGTTTACCACCCTCCATCTTATTACAGAAGTCTGTATTCCTAACACCTTCCTTTCCTGCAATCGAACTGAATACAACCGCGACATCGGTACTGTCGATATCTCCCATTGCCTGTTGTACAACATGAAGAGCGTTTTTAGATGCTGTTGATAGAGAACCAAAGACTGGTTTACGAATACCATCTGGAATCGTATAGTTCACATCACGTGACTTGAAACACACCAATCCTTTGAGAGACTCTATATCTGTCTTAAAATCAACTGGGTGTTCATAGTGATCACTGATCATGTTCTCAAAACACTCCATTGGATATGTTCCGAGTGTGTCCACCAAACCAACACCAGTAATCACTATTCGATCTTTCATTAGATAAATGTTCCTATTGCGTAACCAACGGGCCAACCGATTACAAACCCGATTATTCCCCACTTAATATAAAATAATAAATCACTCATAATTATCGATTCTCGTGGTCGTGTACGTGGAGTTGGATGATGGCATAATGTAATACCTTCATTATATCTATGCGGTTAAAACCGTTCTTATTACCGTAACGTTGTGCATACTTCATGATGTTTCCGATACAGAAACCATCACCGTGGCCACCATCAATAATAAACTCAGTCGCCTGAAACTTATTCTTCGAGTAGTGTTCACCATACGTACCGTCAATGTAATCGGTCAATTCCTTAATTGCGTGGTGTTCACTATATTTGTAATCAATTTGTGGTTTCATTATCTCTCTCAGTTTAATTGTATTTAGGTAATTATAACAGAAGGTCTGACCATTGTCAAGCGGTTTCCAACTCTTCTACGAAATCTTTTAATGCCAGTAATGCCGAATCTTCGTTAACGTTATTATAGGGAAACTTAAATGCGAGTGTGAATCGTGGGGAGTTTGTCCATGCGGTATGCCAACAGTGATGTTGCGGTTCATCATAACGACCAAACCTATACCATCGTGCTTGCCACCCTTTAACGTCTTGTTCAGTGATGATAGTATCAGTCTCTTTATCATAATAAGAGAAGTAGCCATCACCATTCTCACTCCACGTTATGATGATTTGGTATGCGGATGCGTTCCAGTTGGTATGCCACCCCACAAATCCATTGGGTGGATAGTAGGATGTCAATGAGTTAGACCTCGCACCAAACATCATGGGGAGTTCATTCTTTGTCCAATGTTTAAGTGGTGTGAACACATCAGGTCTTTGTTTAACACCTTGTGCGACCTGAAAACCGTAACCAGTCTCAGGAAACCCCGCATGATCTACACCTGTAGCGATCATCTCGTGTAGGTAATCTTCCTTACAGAACTTCTCCCATTCCTCAACAGGAACGTCACGTTGTAGATTGTCCGACAGTTCTGTCATAAGTTCCCTATGTTCTAGGAACATCTCTACAGTATCATTGAGGGTCTGTAGTAGACCCTCGTTCCTGATAACTATCTCAGTCATTGTATACACTTATTATGTCGGGGAAGTGTGTGCCGATAATATCCCAACACTGTTCCGCAACAATCATATGTTCCTTCTGCGTACCGTTCGCACGTCTCAGGTCACAGTAGTGAATCCAACTACGTAGACTACCTGCCATATACAAGGTTGTCTCGGTCAAACCTTCGGGTAACAACGCACGTGCCTGTTCCTTTGCGATACCCATCTTGAGTGCGTCCTTATACTCTTTCTTCGCGAAGTTACGGACTCTTGCCTGTGCACGACCCCATTCACTCTTAATGTGTTGGTCATCCGTTACAACCGAGTTCTGACGGTTTGTCTCGTCCTGTAGACGTGCTTCACGTACTACATCGATGTTCTCACTTACCGCATACCGTTGAGAAAACTCTTGGAATGAGAACGAGCGGTGACGTAGAATCTGTCGTGCAATATCACGAGTCGTTTTGATTTCCATAGTCATATGCACCATCTCAAAGGGTGACCAATGATTCTCTTTCATCAGGTAACTCAGTAGTTTGGGTGCGGTCTTCTTGTTAGACTGGTTAGCTGGATTACTGACCCTTGCCGTATATGCCACGAGTTCGCCAGCGGTGTGACAATCAGTAATCGCAGACGGACTACTCAGTGCTATTAGACTTACCTGACTCATACTACTTCCCCGTACTAAATAATGTTTCGTACAATGACTCTAGGTCATCAAACTCAGTTCGCACTTCATCCATATTTGCTTTATGGTAGATTGATGCCAGTTTGCGGATGTGCTTCTTATCAATCTCGTGGTTCTCGAAGGTCACCTGTACGATGTCCTTAATTAAGTCTTTCTCTGCATCGATACGAGTCATGCTATCAGACAACTCTTTGATTGCACCAACGACTTTCTTTTGGTCTTGCGGGGATAGTTTGTTAATCATCATATTCAATTTCCTCTATATTAATATTATTTATTATCGCTAATTCGGTTGCGTCATCAATTACTAAATCATGTTCGGCTCTCATATATTTTATGAGAACCTTTGCGGTTGCTTGTGCACCCTGTTCACACCCATACGTGAACCCCTCGTCTTGACCATATCCGAACCCTACCACCTTTCCGTACCAAAAAGAAACGAACATTAAGAACAAGGTGAATAGGGGCCAACCATATTGAATATCCATCTTTTACCCCATCTTAAAGTTTTTAAAGTTCTCTGATTTAATTCTCTGTCCACTAGAGGTATTATCAAAGACTGGTTTATCATCCCAACCCTTATCGGGGTCATGGGGAATCATCATTTCGTCATCATCATCAGACAATCGCATCTTACTACGGTCAACCTTAATGGTGAACTTCTGGTTTGCACCAGTCGCATCATTGTAACGATTCTTCAACTGTTTAACCATAATCTTACCTAGGTTATTTAGTTCATCATTAGTGATGAGTGCGAACATCAGGTCAGCGGTAGCGGGTAGACCGAACGACTCGGATGTATCCTCTAGACCAACATCATCATTACCGTAACCTGAACGTGTAGTCTGGGTAGCAGACATGATGGGTACATTGAACTCTACTGCGAGTCCACGTAACTCTTCTGCAATACTCTTGATATAAGAATAAGAGTTAATCGCACCACCCATACCTTTCATACGAGATGACGAACAGATGTTCAGGTAATCAACAAAGATAATCTCAGGGACAAAGTTCTTCTTCAACTTCATCTCGTTAAGTAACGCACGGAAGTGAGAGGTGTTTGCCTGTCCAGTCGGGTATTCTTTAATGATAAGTTTACCTAGGGTCTTGGACGCAACTTGACGTACCTTGTCGGTGAACATATCCTTAGATAGATTCTCCAACTGACTGATATCTACGTTCAGTAGATTCGCATCAATACGTTCTGCAATACGTTCTTCTGCCATTTCCATAGTGATGTACAGTGCGTTCCGTCCTTGGGAGAGGGCAGATGCAGCCATGTGACACATGAAGAGTGACTTACCAACACCAGTACCCGCAAGGGCAATGTTGAGTGATTTGTTTGTTAGACCACCTTTGGTAATCTGATTGAACATATCAAGGTCAAAGGAAACACGTTCTTCTTGTTCGTGATAGAAGGCATAACGACCTTCGACATCCGCAAGGTAATCGTGACCAATGTTAGTATCGAACGTAACACCCAGTGCCTTGGATAAGACATCAGGGATTGCGTTCTTCTGTAGGGTTGCGTGTTTACCATCAATGATAGAGATAGACTCCATCACTGCATTGAATACTGCACGGTCTTGACACCACTTCTCAGTACGTTCAACTAACCACTCAAGGTTCTCAGGTTCGGGTTGGAAAAGGTCTTGGAGCAAGTCTGCCGCACCTCGATAGTTTTCATCACCCATCGAGGCGGCACTCTCATCCATTTCGATCTTGAATGCTTCAAGTGAAGGTAGTTTGTTATACTTTGCAACAAACTTGGTTACTTCCTTGAAGAGTCCCTTGTATACGCCTTGGAAGTAGTCGGGCGATAGAAACGCACCGACCTTCCGCATATAGGGGTCATTCGTTAGCAGATTCCTCAGAATCGTCTGTTCCAGATTGATGTTCATTATATATTGACTCCTGTTGGTCATGCATTTCTTGTGTTGCCATTATGTCACCAGTCTTGGTATCTTGTGCGACCAGTGTACCATCAGTCACTGCAACACGCAGTAAACTAGTAAGTATTCTACCACAGTACTCCTGTAAAGTCAAGTCCTCAACAGTTAAATCTGTATCTGGGGTAGAAACAATTGTAAAGTTAAAACTAATCTCGTCCTTACCTTCGACTAGTTCTATCACATCAAATGCTATCACGGTCTCAGGGTGTTCTTCCAAGAGACGAATATCCCACCCGTGAGGGTTCTCGGCTGGGATAATCTCATAATGAACATCTTCACTCAGTATGTCTTCAATATCATTCATCGACTGCATTTACTATCTCTTCCATGTCAACTAGTTGTGCTTTTCCGATTGAGTACTGCGACTTGATAAAGTCTGCGAGGTCGGTTGATGCGAAGATTGGTTTCCAGAACTCTTCTTGCATCGTATCCTTCTC